GACACCGCCTCTCGCGAGTTCGACCACATCCCGTTCCTTGAGACGGAAGAAGGTCTCGCCTATATCGCCGCGATCCGTGCGATCTTGGAGAAGGCACGCAAACCTCTATGCACACGTGATATCCACACCAAGCTCAAAGATGCGGCACTTCCTCAGCATACGCTCGATGCCCTTTATGAGATCGGCGCGGATAGAAAGCTCGTCGGAAGCGTTATGCGCTACTCCGTACCAGTTGAAGGTACACGTATCGTTCAGGATATTACCGTGCTTGCTCGACACGACGTGCAGCCGGGATCCAACCGGCATCGTGCGGTCGAACCTAGCTATCTTTTCGTCGGGAACAAGGAGAAGGTTCGCGTTCCCACGCCATATTAGCTAATAGCCTTTGTACCAAATGTATCTAGGTATCCCGCCGGAGACCACAAGGGCCACCAATTGACCGATGACTATACCTTTTGGGTAATTTTGCACGATGTTCCACCCAACGAGCGTATTATCTCGAACAACCTTTCTCGCGCAAAGGTTGGCAACCGTTGAATCACTTGCTGCTGAGTAGTCGGCTGTGTCTGAAAAATCTCTTTCAACGATACCCATTACATCACGTGAGTAGTCTGTGGCTATCATCAGTTTCGGCACGACGTATAGGTCGATCGGTTTAGATGCTGACAAGCCTGAATATCCTACGTCAGGAGCCGAATAACTCGGAAGGGCTGTTATCTTTTGGTCGTCCGGGTGAGTTGCACTTCCGCCGAAAGAGAACTCGAACCACTCTTTCCGTTGCCACCAGTATTGCGGCACAGTCGGGGGCGTTGTATTGCCCGCACCCACTCTTATAAATTCATAAGGATCAGAAAAGATACCGGAGCCGGGTAAGCGTAATCCGCTGTCAGACCAATTATCGTCCATTGAGGTCCCGGCTTCGTTATATAAAAGAAAAGGTTGATGGCCGCCTCCACCTGCAAAGATATCGGCTCCTAGCCTCATTAGATCCGCCGAGGCTCCGTGCGCGATCTTTCTATACCGCGTTTTCCAAGCGGAAAACGCGTGGATTAAAGGCTCATTTAACAACGACAAGAGCGAAGATTCATCACCCAACGTATATGGATCAATGCGTATATCGGGAGTGGTCCAGCCGCCGCTTCCGTCTGTTATCTGGCCTAGATCCCATACGTTCAGGTAACCCTCTTGAAGCAACCGCCTTCGCCCCAGGTCTTTCTTGCGTCTCGGATCAATAACACCGCGCTTAGGCTTACCGTCGGCTGATCCACGCTTCTTTCGCGAAATGACGATATCGATCTCTTTAGACATGGCGAACACGAATTGAAAATGGTTGAGGAGCCAACGGAGACGCTCCCGCTGTAATGCGGAATTGAAACTCCTGCTGAGTTCCGGTCCAGGTGGAAAGGTCGATCGGCGTGGTCGCGATATCGACCCAGCTTGAATCAGCGGCTCTTTTTGCTTCCACCGCTACACCTGTTATCGTATCCGCCGAAAGCTCATAGTCCGTTTCACAATCGATCTTACAAGTGAAAATCTGCGACGTTGAGACGGGCAAAGAAAGAGAGAAGTTATAAACAGGATTCCCTGCGGTATCGGTTATCATATCTCTAGCACCTCGATCGCGATGTTCGCACCGCTCGGACCTGCTGAAACCCGACGGCCTGCGATAAGATAGTTTCCTAGAGCTTCTCCGTTTCGGCCTGTAAGAGCTATTGGAAGCCCTTTACGCAAGCCTGATTCATAACCTATGACGTCAATAGTACCTGAGTGCATCTTAGTGGCTCTACGAGCCAGCAAACGCCGTGCAAGGGCTATCCCGTCGATAATCGGAAGCTCGCCGATGTTAAGATCCTCGATACTCTCACTCGTCCGCAAGGCCGTCGCGTCGGCGAGCACAAGCAGCCTTAATTGCGTCGGCTGGGTTCCGTAGATCGACACGTCGCCGACGCGGTTCTCGTCGGTGCTATCCGAGACGACGTTATGGATCAGGTCGATATCTGTAACCTTGATCTTAACTTGCCCGTCTCGCCGCGGTTCGGCCGTCTCGATGCGTGTCGAGATAGGACCGCTCGCGGTAGTCTGACCACTATTCAAATTACCCGACCGATAGCCTTGTAAATAACCTTGTTTGAAGTCTTGCCCAAGCTGCGGGTTATCCGAATCGGTTACGATCAGTCCTGATACGTTAGTTTCACGGCGTGAGATATATTGAGAGCGCTTTGCGTATGGGTGAGCGGCGTAAGAAATGCTTTCAGATTCACTCAGAACCTCGGTCATTGCCGCTGGTGTAGAGAGTCCAGGCACACGCTGCTGAACCGTCTTTTCGCGAAGCGTAAGCCGTCCAAGTTGATCGAACGTGTAGGTCTCGTGCGTTTCAGAGATATCATTGAACGCTCCAGAGACGGTCGTCGTCTGGTAGTAAAGCTCCTCTCGTAAGATGACACCAGGCATCGAATATTTGCGGTATTCACGAAAACCTTTTTCGATGAAGGTGTTCGTATAGTCCGAGTTCGGGAAAGTTCCCGTCGTCGAAGTCTCCGTATCCGTGCGCGTCGTAATGTAGTCAAAGCTCCTGCGATCTTCCGTGTAATTCACCAAAAACCCGTCAAGTTTCTTTTGTGAATCGCTTAATTGAAGTGTCCGATAGTTCGACGTCGCGACGGTTCGCGAAGCAGGAAAGCCCGACGGCATCGCGAGGCTTGCGTCAACGATCCAGAGCGTATCGGTGGCCTCTGTGTAGAAGATGACGGGCGAGAAGATGCCTAGAACGCCTCGGATCGCCTCGATCCACGGCTTGCCTATACCGCAGTCAATTCTCGCGACGGGGAAGTCCGGAAGGTTCGTTTGATAGTGTGCGAATCCGCATCGCGTAACCAGCACGGCCTGCAGCACGTCGTAGAGTGTCATTCCGTTGATCTGGTCAAGCTCTGTCAGATATGCACGGCCTTCGGTGTCGTAAAGCGTCTCGAAGTTCGATTGCTGCAACGTCTGTTTCAAAGGATCGTAGATAACACAATCCGTCAGAGGCGTTTTAAGGAGCTTCGCCGACATATCCGAGCTAACATTCACGCTGACCGCATCGGTAGTTCCGTTGTTCTGCCAACCTATTGAGTGATTCCTCGAATCTGTATCGCCGGTTGAAAAGAGCGTGTCGAATGTGCCTGCATCCCAAGCTCCTGCGATCTTCTGGCCGATGCCGAACTCGATATCCGCGTCGGGAACAAATAAAGCCTTATCTGAAGGTCGTGCGAGCGTAAACTCAAGTGAAGCTCCTACCGTCTGCTGACCTTCCGAGTATTGAGCGCTGAGGATCGGGACTTCCGTTCCGTTGACCTTTACACGCGGGAGCCAGATGCCCCGATAGTTGCCCGTCGTAAGCGCTGCTGTTACGTCAACGACGATCCTTAGTTCGTACTCGTCGAATCTCGCGATTGCGATCTCGCTCGTTACGACCGATGATCCGCTGAACATGATCGGTTGAGCGTCTCCGGCCACGCGCAAAGAAGCGGATACCGTCGATGCTCCATTGATGTAGATAAGGTCGTAACCGCCCGTGAGTGCCACCGTAACGGTAGATTTACCTGCAATGACCGACGGCCTCAGCCCGATGCCTGTTGTTAGATCCGCGGACACTTCGCTCTGACCTGCGAACATCGCAAGTGCAGGAAGGTCTGTGAATCGAGGATAAAGAGGCATTTAAGGTGTCGAGATTGATGTTAGTTTAGCTTTACCTGAATAACTATTTCCGCTTCCCCAATACATACAGTCTATCGAGAACTTGCAGTCTGTCGGTATCCAAGTACCGCCGCTCATAGTGCATATAGTTGTCCAAGTGGAGCCATCCGTGCTTTTCTCAAACTTCCACGTACCAGCACCAGCGCCTGAATGAGAGATTCGCCAGTAAAGGTCCGTCGGCGTTAGACCAGTGTATGTTTGTTGTGGCGTTACTTGTGTGCCACTGTTATAAAGACGAATAACGCCGTTTTGACTAGAAGTGTCGCTAAAATTCCACAACGCTCGTGTGGTTGTGTCTCCGTCTTTGAATATCAGAATGTCGGTTTCGGCGTACCCAGCATAATCAGGAGCTAAATCTGCCCATTGGAATATAACAGACCTGCCGCGCATATCAATAGAATTGACCGACTCGAAATGACCGTTACCAAGAGTGTACCAAACAAATGTAAACTCAATGTTTCCTGCGTTCTGCACAGGGTCAGGAAAACCGCCAGTGTGCGATACCGACCACTTTGAGGTGTCTAACGACGCCCCGCTGAAATCATCTTCCCACACCCCCATTGAAGCAGCAGGCTTACCCATCATTCCGATTATTTGCCTGAGCTGTATCTGTCCCATTATTCTCTTATGCCTCTTGGCACACCCCGACTACATCCCATTTAGAATCAGCCGAGTTGTAAACGCACCCCACATACAAGGTCTTGCTGATGACCGTCGTCGTCGGTAAAGTTACACCGACCGCTCGATAGACTGAGTTCCAGCCCAACGTTCTTGCAGTTCCATTGTCCTTGATACGAATCATCAAAGCCTGTCCGTTCACAGGCGTTCCCGTGGGAGCGGCAAAGACCGCAGCAGCGGCCAATGCGGTCAGCGTATAAATATCGCACGTATCAGAAGCAGGTGTCGGAGTTGCAGAAGATGCGTCGGTCTGTGTCCGCGTCCCCGTGTTCACCCAATTCGTGCCGTTATACACAATGCTTTGACCTTGTGCAGGAGACGTGATAGTCGCGGTAAATACATCATCCGCCGTCTCGATCTCCATTGACATTACAAGATGACCTAAGATAGTGCCTGAGCCTGTTTGCTCAAGGTCAAGCTCGAACACGTCCCCTACGGCCACTGCGATAGACAGACCTGTCTTTGAAACAGACTCAACACCCAGCGAGAACGTCGGACGGCCTGCACCTGAGAACTGTGCTGACCCGTTCTTCCGCACGTTGAAGTACCAGCTTCCGCCGATACCTCCGCCCGTCGAACGATAGATAGTGATCGTCTTGATCGTCCCTGCCACCGTCGAGCGGAAATACACGAGCCCTAGCGTAACTCGCGAAAGGGTTACGTTATGGGCAATGGTCTCAATTCTCTCTTTTAACAGCATCGAAGTTTAATCCTCTACGATTTGAAGCTGACCTGCAGCAATTGAAACAGGATCGCCATTCAAGATGATCCTCGGAACACTTAACGCACCGCTGAACAGCAGGTTGCCCGACGTTGACGCATCCCAAATGGTAACGTGCGTAACCTCATTTCCCGATGTAGCCCAGTCCGCGGATGGCGTTGGAAAGGTTACAACACCGTCATTCGTAACCGTCGAAACACTCCTTGACCAGCCCGTTGCGTCGTTCGTTATCGCGACGCGAGCATAGCTTCCGCCCGATACCTCTGATCCGCTTCCGCCTGTATCTGTCGGATCGCCTTTATGCAGGCCGACATAGACCGTCCCTGGAACTGTAAACGACGCAATGCCGAAGATGTGATCGAGTATCTTTCCCTCTAAATAATCGCTTTTTCCGTTTGCCATTGTTTGTTAATTGACCTCCGCCACTATGAATCTGAACTCCACTCCGTCGATCCTCCCCGATGCGAATGTTCCTGGAAAACTTACAGGCTCAGGCAACGCGGGCAAGCAGTCGAGATCGAAGTTGCCTGTGTCGCCATTCGTAAAGACGACGTTGATCGCCACACCGCTCGTAAGGGCCGTATTGATCGCAGAAACAACAGAATCAAAGACGGCCTTTGTGATCGAATAAGGTTTGATGACGATCGACACACCCTTTCCTAGATTGTCCGTATAGAACGCATACGGAGTTCCGTCGGCCGATATCTGGACCGCACCTGTCTTTGAACCTTTAAGCAAATGAAGTCCTGATACTTCCGCACGGCAAGCAACGCCACCGACAAGCCCTGTGTCGGTGAGATAAACAGTTCCGATCTTTACCGTATTGTAATCAGCCATTAGTCTATTTAGAAACTCGTCAACCCTTAATCTCCGCCTAATGTACCGAGGCTGTAAGTTCGGTTCGTATCGTCCGGTGTCGGCTGGCGAAGTGATTCGCGGACCCTAACATCCGCTGTTGCATCATTCTGGATCTTAATAAGGGTTTCAACTCCCGCGATACCGCTCTTATCTGCTGTTTCGTAGAATCGTTTTTGAAGCTGGTGCAAATCCTTTTGTAGTTCATAGCTTTTCTTCTGGAGATCCAATGCCTCTTGTTGCCGCCGCTCGACACGTTCGGCTTGACGCTCGGCCGCGGCTGCGATTTGATTGCGCTGGTCGGTTCGCAATGTTGCAGGATCAACGTTGCCCGCAAGCGACAACACTTTTGCGTCCAATGCCGACCGTTCCGCATCCGTACCGGGCCGCAGGCTTCCTAATGCTGCAAGCTGCCGTCGCAATCGCCCTGATGCCGTTGATTCATCTTCTTGCCGTGCAATCTGCGCTCGTATGGCATCCTGATAGTCGGGATTCCTAAACAACCCTGTTCTCTCGTCCTCTCGCCGCATGAAGTCGAACAACTCCAAGCGCCCGGCGGCCGACGTGCCTGCAGCAAACGGAGAGAGGGCGGCACGGCTATTGCGTAATAACCCTTGCCGAGACTGTTCGATATAACGCTGTATAGCGGCCTTTGCCTGATCGTCCGCGATCTTGCGTAAGCTTTCAGATGATCCGCCCGCACGAAATTCCTGTGCTGTTTCTCGCAATCCTAACGCGGTAAGGCCTGTATCCATACGCTCTTTGAATAGGGCGAGTTGGGTTTGACGCTGGATCATTGCCTCTCCCTGCTTGCGTAGATCCTCCGTTAATCCAATGGTTTGCTCGCGGAAACTCTTTAACGCCTGCTCGCCGTCCGTATAGATCTTTACGAAAGGATTCTCCGAACCGGCCATCGCGAATGCTGAACTAAAAGCCTTGTTCCAATTTTCCCCGAGTTCCTTCGCCTTCTTTCGGCCTTCCTCTGTAAGATCGTTAAGCCGCTTTTTCAACTCACCCTCGAACGCCGATCTATCCTTCGCGTCAACGCCCGAGAATGGCGAACCGGCGGCATACAAAGACTTTTGCATATCGCGGAGTTCCGGTACGGACGCGAGAGACATAACGGCCCGAAGTCCAGCAAGATAATTCTTCGTGGCATCGGCGACCTGCCCTTGCTGCTTCATTTTCTCCGCGTTGTCAGCGGCCGCCGCCGCGTTGCGTTTATTCGCACGGGCCATGGCATCGATCTGATCGGTGAGACTTTGAAGATTGCGTTTATGGATGGCCGCGGGATCTGTGGCATCCGCCAAGCCCGGCCCCCAAAGGTAAGCTCCGATCGCACCGCCGCTGAGTAAAGCAGATGCACCTGCTTGCAGGTATTCGGTCAGTCCCGGCCTCGAGGACATTTGTTTTGCGATGTCCTCCGGCCTTACACCTTCTTCAAGCTTCTTTTTTACATCCCCGATGCTGTACGAAACTCCGCCGAGAAGGTCTATCCACGTTTTTAGAGCCTCCTGAACGATCGGGTTCTGGGCGAACGCTTGAGCGATGTTGTCGCGCAAAGATTCAAAGCCCGCCGCGGCCTTTGCCACTTGGCCGTCAAGCGAATTCATCCTATCCGCGGCAGTTCCGCTAAACTGAGCCGACTTATCTAAGACCGCATTGACCGCGGCTTGCGTTTTTTGAAGTTGGGTTAAATTGGACGCTGTCGTACCGATGCTCTTCGCATACGCATCATAGAGTTTGCCCGGATCCGGTAGCCCTAATCGATTTAACCCTTCATCCTGACCTGAAAGGATCGACCCGATTAGATCCTGTAACTGCCGCGAATCAATCCCATACGCCGCGCTTAGATCGGCCAAGCCAGCCCCGATCTTCCCGGCGTCTTGCGACCGTCCGGCCCTGCTGGCTAATTGGAATATCTTTGCAGACGTGGCGGCCGCCTGCTTCTCAGAGAGTCCCAACTGTTGAGCAAAGGCCTTATTTTGCTCGGCGGCTGTTGAAAAAGATATTCCAGCCTCAACGGCAGCGGCCGACAGCAGCCGCGTCGCTCGCTCTCCTTCGATCGCCCGATCTATCAACGCGTCAACCGTATGCACTATTGTCGCAAACCCGACGCCGGCCGCAATACCTTTTATAAAGCCGCCCATCGCCTGAAAGGCCTGCTGAGAGCGCGTGGTGCTCTCCTCGACCTTTTCTCGCATACGGTTGACCGATCTCTCGATCTCCGTGTTCGCTTTAACGATCGGCGCTGCAAGCATTGTGGATACGTTCACAGTGCCGCCGATATTACCTATCGGGTTCTTAAGTTTCGCGGCGATGCGATCCACCGTCGCCATCAACGGGGTCGCATCGCCGTCAAATATTATTTGAACTGTATTCATGGTTTTCAAACAGACTGTGCACGGATCTGATCTTCGATCCGTTCAAATCTATACCGCTCGTTTGCGTACACTTGTCTTAGATTGTCAGCCCATATCGGAATAACGGCCTTTGACGCCTCTTTAACTTTCACGATCGCGAGAAGTAGGCTTAGCTGCTTTTCAAACACCCATCCATGCCCCAACCCGAACCACTCTTCCCAACGACGGGTCACTGCCCTTTCAAATTCCGCCCGCCTCTTCTTTAACGGGCATTCGGCGCATACTTCCGTTCGGTCGGGTTTGATGCGCGGTTCTCTTTTGGAGCATATCGTCGGGCAATCATCGTATTCAAGTCCTAGCGTTCGCAGCCTTTTTTGGTACGGAAACCATTCCCGACACAAAGCTTTGAACGCTACGGAAAAACCACGGTCGGCTGCAACTTTAACCGAAAGGCATATATAAGCTGTGACGCTAGACGGTGAGCATCGCTAACGTCGAACTGAGCGAAGAACGCCCTAACTCCGTTCCCTTCCGGTTGGGTGTCGAAATATGGAGCGTATTTTTGCGTCTTTGCGTCTTGTGCTCCGCTCACTACGCTTCCCGACCAAAGCTCGAGCGCGGCAACACAGGTTTCAAGCTCCGCGGCGACGCGGTCTATGCCGGTTAGTTCGGACAACGCTGTGATCTTCGCCGTAAAATCCTCCTCCTCGGCCACCGAAATAGACCTCAAATGGAAGTACGCAAGGGACTGGTCATTAAAACCAGCCCCAATAATAATTTGTCGTCCTGATAAGGAATCCATATATAAATCCGATCTGGCCCTCCAGCCTTTTTAGGTCAAAAGAAACTGCGTCGCCTGTGCAACGTCCGCCGTCGCGTTGAATGGTGAAGCACCGCCGGACGAGAACGGTACGCCCTCGATCTGGATCGTACTGTACCGGGCCTCACCCGCCTCGCCTAAGCGGTTCGTTTGAAACCGCACTTTTGTCGCCGGAAAATTCCACGTTACACGGTCGCCCGGAAAGCCGAAATGAATAACCACCGCAACGGCCGCTTCTGTGCGTTCGTTCTGAGCAAGATCGTACAGCGAATCTGTTTCACTTCCGAAGATGCTTGCCGATATCGGCCCGTATGCGGGCTGCCGTCCGCGCTCGATATTCTGAATGTCGATCCCGTCGAAAGGAAAGGCTGAGAGCCTATCCGTCGGCACATTATCGTTCACGGATACAGCGAGCGTGTTCACGTCCGTCGTCTGCCAAACTGAATCTATCGAGATACGGCAATCCTGAGCCTGCAAAGGATCGATATTCGAGCATGCGGGTATCGTGAACGACGTTTCAATGGAATCGTACTCCCACGGGCCGAGAAGCACGACGTTCAAACTCGCGTTGCCGTCAAGCGAAATGGACGGATTCACGGATTCAACAACGTGATCGATGTACTTCTCGACGCGGTTCGTAACATCATCCCACCCAAGCGCGAATGAAATGAACGGCTTTACACGCGTTGTGGAACGAGCCAAGACGTGGTGATTCTGCGCACCTTTCGTGGTTTCCGTTACAGAGATACCAGGCGTCGATCCGGTAAGATTCGTCGCGTCGATAACAACAGCCGGAATGTCCGCCTTTGCGAGATTGCCCGTAAAGGTCAGCGTAATACCCGCCGTCCAATCTCCGCCGACCGTAACGCTGCCCGGCTGCACAAATAGCATCCTTGCGGCCGTTAAAGCAGACTGAATGGCCGCCGTTGACGCATTCCACGCAATAGCCTTCGTTGTAACCGTGCGGCCTTCAAGAGTAAGGGCAATGGTGAATGTTCCTCCGGAGACGGTTCCGGTGCGGGCAAGCGTTTGCACCTCATTGGCCGGTGTACCGGTCGGCGCTGTTGAGCCGCCGAGAAACCAGGCGGTGAAAAGAGCAACGATCTGCGGTGTCAATTCCGTTATCGCGAGCGTATAACGGGCGAATCGCGAGACTATCTCGCTCGATATTTGATCCTGATCCATACAGTCGCGAACGTCCCTGCGGGCGATAACCTCTTCGCGTGTGATCGCACACTTAATGCGCGTGTCAAGATCGCCGTTCGCAAGCCCTGTGCCTTGCGCGGACTGCTTCTTTCCGGCCCCGTTGAAAACTATAAAGCGGTCGTTCAAGACCTGTCGCGTGTTTGCCATTTGTAGTTATGCTCCTTTCAAATTAACGAATTTCTTGAAGATCGAGGGAAACACCCTTGCGATCCGGCTCGCGTGTTCGTTATAGAACCCTTTTTTCTGATCTTCTGCGGACGGAAGATCGATAATGAGATCGCCGTCAATGATCCGCGAAGGCGGCGAGCCAGGGCCAACGAAGATGATATTGCGGTCATCAAGCAAGGCCGCTGCCTCAGCATCGCTGAATGTTTTCTCGGCTGCTAAAAATTCCTTTCCGTCAATGATCTGTGTTGGTGTCTTTTGCTTTTTCATTTTTTACCCTCTCCTTACCCGACCTCTAAGAGCCTTACTGTCTCTTGCAGCCTTACCGCGAACCCGACGACGCCGGGAATGAACTCGCATATCACCTGATTTGCTATCGGCTCTGTTTGCACGATAGGCTGCGTCTCGGCCGTTACGAACGCACCGGACAGCCCTGCGATATTCGCCCGCCGTTGGAATGCTTCCTTAATGCCCAGCCATCCCGCAATGAAGTCGTTATGCTGAACGAGGACCTTGCTGTCAAAGACCACCGGCGTAACACTCTCATCTTCTCGCATTTCGCCGTATTGGCGAAAGATGTACATTTCGTAAGTTAGATTATAAAGCGGCTTGTCGGAACACCCCGAGGCAAAATCATCAATGAACGATATCGGGTAGATCCACGTTGCCGCGATGTAAGACGTCTCAAGGCCTTCCTGCGTCAGCTTTGTAGGATCGGTAGAGGCCCAGAAGCTTTCAATGCCCGACGTGTAACGAGCCGAAGGAATAACATAACCCGCCTCGGCCACCGTACCAACAAGATCGGCCACGGCCTTACGAACTATCAGTTCATTTGTGATATCGAGTGCCATTAGCTTCTTAGATCAATATCAAACCCAACTAGCCGCCAATACGTTGCCTTCGCGATTCGCTTTCGCCTGAGCTTCCGCCGTATCGCGGTCATCCATAATACGTCGGCCAAGCCTCTCACTCTGGAGATATGGTGCATATTCTGCATCGGCGGAAACGATCCGCGAGAAGTCTCCTATGCGTCGATCGTTGATCGAGTTAAGTAACTTACCGGTGTCGATCGCCGGGCGTTGACCGCGAGCTGAGGCGCGATGCGAACGGGTGAAACCTACTCCTTTTTTTCGCCGGTATAGGCGGCCCGATGCCTGAGAATCGATCATTCGCCGTTTCGATAGATTCTTGAAATCTTTCGTCTGACGCATAATGAACGATGCAACGGCCTGCCTTAGCTTTTGCCGGTTGAATACGGCCGAATCAAAGTGGGACGTAACGCTCATTTTTCAAACCACTGTATAGCGCAGGTTGATCTCCCTTACGCCGTATAACTTCCAGAACGGATCGAGGCCGTCCGGTTTGATCCTATCCCGTGCATCGCTACTGATCTTAAATACGTCGATCTTTGATCCAACGGGAACGCCAAATGCGAAATGGGACGCCTGAGCGATCTTGTCGCTCAGCCCGCTCGTGTTCCGGTCGGCGATACTAAGACTGCTTTGCTCCCGGTATTCGTTCCAATCGACAAAATAGCCGTCAACAAGTTCGATGACGGCCGTGAATGCACTTGTTTCGCCGCTTCGACGAAGCAGAAAACACCGCGTCCCGTCCCGATAGAAAACAGACCGCAAGGTGTCATTGACCTTTGTCATCGCATCACTGATCTTGTTGTAAGTTTGCGTTGACATTTTGTGAATAAACCTCAGCCTCGAACCACTTCGATCTGGTCATCCGATGATGCGCCGTATTCCGAATCGTCAAAAAAGAGCATGCTTGCGATGTTCCGCCGAACGTCGCGTTTTGCGTTCTCGGCATCAAGCAAGACACCACGATTCGTCGTCATCGGCCTTATCGAAACGAAATCGTCTCCGATTCCGCCGGTCGTCCACCGCGTAAGTTCGGCTTGGACCGCCGTCTCGACCTCTGCGGTAATGTACGCCGCATAATAGTCAAGCTTGGCATCAAGTGCTATCGAATTGATGCCAAGTATCTTGCAGATCGACAGTTTTTCCGCTTCCGTAAAAGCCATTGACTATTTAGATTCCTCAAGCAAAGCGATGATCTGGGCAACTGTTACATCGTCCGGGACCACTTCGATCCCTTTCTCCGCCGCTAATGCCACAAGGTCAGCCTTACGCATCTTCGCGTATGGCGTCGCCGATGTTTCAGGTTCTTTTGCTGCTTTCGATGATCGCGAAGGATCTTTGTCATGGGCGGGGTATGATCCGCCCAAAGCAAGTATCTCTTTCGCATCGACGGCGCGAACGAAGCGGGTTACACCCGCCGCGTCCACTACTTCGACCGATACTCTAGCCATATCTACCTCTTTTAGCTCCGCTGGCTTGCAAAGGCCGTAAAGTTGATACCGGTCGCGATCGTGCCCTCCACCTCTACGTAAATACGCAGATAGCGATAGACCTTGCCGTCAAGCCCGCGATTGTTGAACGGAAGAACGCGCCTTCCGGCCGCATTATCCGCGGATCCGCCTGTAACAGTGGAGTCGCCAAGAGTGAGTGATGCAAGCCGTTCGACGCCTGATGCGAATGTCGCAGAATCCGACCCTTGAACTTGGATATGGTAACCCTCGTCGCCTGTCGCGACCTCGATGGCCGAAACATCGATGACCATGTCACCGTCGAACGCCCCGCTTCCGACGTCAACGATCTTTTCCGCACTATCAACCTCGGCCGGTCCGCTTGAGGCGATCAACCCGGCATCTTTGAACTCGAGCAGCGAATCGAACTGATACGACGGCCGCGATTTTGCACTTGTGTAAGACATTTTTACTTTCTCCTTATTCCGAACTTGTTTGATGTTTAAGGTGGCTCAAGCTACGTCAAGCCACCTTTTGACAAGAAGTTATGCGGTAACCGCTGCGTTCGATATCGACCAAAGCCGCGCAGCCGCACGTGCGGTATAGATCGCGATACCGTTGTACCATTCGACACGCGTCCGATAAGCGGGTTTGGTCTCAAGCTCGCCAAGATCCCGAACGTCGGGCGGTGAACTCTGGATACCGGTCAGGCGCCCTTCGGTGAACGATACACAGTAGATCGATGTTGCCGTCGCGGTTCCGCTTGACGCGACCTCGGTAAAGGGAAGGATCTCCGCTCCCGTTTCATCCTGATCCGCAATAAGGATCGGAAGGTCGTTGTAATACGTCAATCGGCGTCCGAACGCGTCCTGATCGTAGGTTACATAGCCGCCGACCGACGTGGAGCGCGCAGCGGCGGTCAGCAAACGCCGCATCGTCTTGTTCATAATCAGATGCGTCGGCGCGTCCACGTTGTCGATAAGTTCATCGAGCTTCGCGAGCGACAGGGGGGTGCCGTTTGCGGTGGCTCCCGCTACGATCTTCTGCGAACCGGTCAGTCGTGTCTGCAAACCGTCGAACTCACGCGGCTCGGTCGCATTGTCGCCCTTGATGAAGGTTTCCGTCCAACGGTGTGCCAAAGCCTTAACCTTCATTGATTCCTGAACGCTTCGCTGGTCCTCACCCATTGTCTCGACGATGAACTTGTCAACGTCAAGATCGCCGCCAGCGATGACAAGCGGCTCGATGATAGGATTCACCACGCCCGTGCTCTCGGTGAACGCCTCGTTCACGCCGCGAAAGCCAACGCCCGGAAGCGTCTCCTCGCGGTTATACGACATAGCATTGCCGCTGATAGTCTCGAACGGCAATGCCATTAGAATGTCTGAATTTTCGGGGAACATTTCTACGATAGCCTGCTGTACAGGGTTCGCATAACGTTTTGCCGCTTCGATTAAATTGAGTGCCATTACTTTTTCTTTTCTCCTTTTTTAACCGTAGCCGCCCCCTAATAAGAAGTTGTCTTACGGTGTTTTAATTCCATCCGACCTAGCTTGTTTCAACTTTTCTGCGGCGGAAAGTCCTTTGTACCTATCCGCGCCGGCCGCTCCTGATTGCTGCCTACCCGGTGCTCCGCTTCCGCCTGCGGACCCTGCGTTAAACATACCCGCAAGGGCCTTATTTGCTTGAGCCTCTGATATCAACTGTTGAGGCGTCTTATACTGTTGCCCTTTATAGGCAACCTCTCCATTCTCGACCACACGCTCAACGTAGCGCTGGTTGTCCTCGTCGTACACGACCTGTATCCGGTTGCCCAGCCAGTCGTCGGCTAGATCATTCAGCCCGAACGTGTTCTTCAACTCGGCGATCCGCGTTCGCGTCATTGTGGATATCAGATGTTTATGCGACGCATCCACGTTCGCTTGAGCCTTTTCAAGTTCGGCCTTACTAGCGTCTAGCTGCCGCTGGTGTTCGGCTTTCAACGTTGCGATCTGAGCGCCGTAGCGTTTCTCAAAATCGTCAGAACCGATCTGCGTAAACTCCTCGAGCTTTTGTATCGCCTTTACCTTCTCGTCAAGAAGTTTCTTATTGTTCGCCTCAAGCAATGCGATCTTATCGCTTAACGGCTTTGCGAGTTTGGACGCTTCCGAACCGTCCATGGCGAGAACGTAAGCCCCCGTCTTTTCATCTTTCAAATAGCTGTCTTTCCCAAGACTTGTTGCGTCCGGCAACGCGTTGAACGCGGCCTCATCTAAAATCGCCAGCAGTGGCATGTTTGGTTCTCCTTCCCGCAGGGGATCAAATGGTATGTTGTGTGATTAGACAGACCAACAGGCAACCGTCGATCTGTGGAAAGTTATACCACATAAGCGATGCGAATGTCATCTAAATTCAAAAAAACATTTGCAATAATTTCTGCATTGAAGCGTCCCAAGCGGCGGCATCTCGCCGATAGGCAGCCAACGTCCCGCCCATCGAATGCACCCTTTACAGCTTTCGGCCGCCGTCCGGACACGTCTGACCTCATTGTATCCGGTTATTTTATGGGCATCGAGCGAAAGATTTCCGAACAGGATACGTGCGGCATGAAAATAAGATTTCGCTCGTGCTTTGATCGCCGCGGCCGATAGACCTTTCTTGTGGATATCCTGTGCAAAACGTGTCAGAAAGCCTTTTTCACGCGTGATATTCGCTTGCACGGCAGAAGATGCAACGGCCGCGGCTATCGAACCTAAGCCCAACGCGGCCATTAGAATATGAGACGATCCTACAAGTTTTTGCGTTTCAGCGAGCCAGTCTTCAAGGGTGATCTCGCCGTCAACAAAACGATCTGTGATCCTGCTTATCCGCAGTCCGATCCGCGTTTCGATCTGTAAGATAGCCCGTCGAACCGTCTCAAGGGAAATATAACGGCCGTCAACGATGAACCGTAGAGATCTCGGATCCCAACTTACCGTGTGCTTGCCTGCGGAGACGCCAAGAAGTAATGCGACAAGCCCGCCAATCTCAACAGCAGTCTCTCTTGCCCGTTCTTTCTCTTGTTCCTGCTCCTTTTTGGTCATTAGTTAGCAGGTTCCGGCTCAACTTCCGACGCTATAGGTGTATTCACCGCCGCGATGCGCTCCATTTCAAGTTCACCGTTAAAATCATCCGGCATGTCGGCGTGTTGTCCGAGATACTGTAAAAAGGTTTGAAGCGAGAGCTTTTGCGAATCGACAAGATCCGAAAAGAAGTTCAACTGGGCAAAACTAAATGTAAGGCGGTCGTAATCGATCTTGAGTTTTATTCGAGCGTCCGCTTCCGTTTCGTCAAGATCGATGCCGGGTATACCAATTGACTGGAAGAACTGAGCCGTCGCGTAGAACGCCTTTTCGACGGTATTCTCGAAGTTCCTGGCAAAACGAGCGAGACGGGATTGCCTCTGGCCCGCATTATCCATAACCTCAGATGCCGTCTTAGCGGCGGCGCCGTCCACAGGCCCGAACATACCAACGCCGATCGCGGCCATATCTTTTTGAACGTCCAAGTAGCGCTCACGTGCTCGCTCAAGCCCTTTGCCTTCTATCTCGGCATAGAACACATTTGCCTGATCGCCCCATATCTTCAACCCAACGCCCGGAGAAGCTGTCTGAACTTTCGACGCAACATCTGCATCTTCTTTCGCGGCATATTTTTGCACACGTAAAGGCGTACAAACGACGTGGCACACGTCGTCATAATCGCTCTTTTGGTTGTAGTTTAGAATGTTAAGAAGTGCCAACGTTAAAAGCGGCGGTTTTTCGTCAAGATCGGCGAAGGTGAAAAATGGTATCTCCGGCACGGCCGTATCGCCTTCCGCCACAATAACAAGATCATCCTCCGTTTTCTGCTCATAGACCGCCCAGCTTCCGGGACGCAAAACCCGATAGCGGACCACTTCCCTCTCGCCGAACGCACCATCCGCCTCAAGCGTTCGCTCCTCAAGTGTTATTTGCTCGAGAACTTGCCGTGAACTGTCCTTTCGATAGCGAGCGTTCACTATCTGCGATGCTTCGTAAAACACCCAAAAAGGACGGTCGTTCGATCTATCAGCTAAGGTGAGTTGTCCGCCCGCCGCGAGTTTCGCTTGAGCCGACTCGCTCAGCGGAGGCATATCGACAAGAATACCGCCGTTCCCATCGCGCAAATACTTCTCGAACGCATCAATAGCGAACTTCCAGAAGCTGTCGCCGCATAAGTTAACATCCGTCATCATCGCGTCGATAGGCTGCGGTAGATCGTCGGGCTTGGGATCTGAACGAAATACCATTCCCGCCATGCGCTCGATCGATTCTCTGAACTCGTTCTGAAAGACCGACCGATCTTTTCGAGCCTCATATTTGCTGTTAGGCTCCTTATTGAATTGCGTAAGGTACTCGGTTCCCTTTTGACGAATATCAAGAGCACTTCCCCAAAGATCGCTCGTTAGTTTCAATGACGGTGCAAGCGTCATTGAAGCTATCGATCTGTATGAAGGTTTATTCTTGTCGGTGTTGACATCTGAGCTGTTGGCCATAATTTCGTTACCTACCTAGTGAGAAATGTTAACACAAGAAAAGAATGCAGCACGTTGTCTAATACCATTCTTCAAATTCGGCGGAACCGGTTGAAACAGGACGCGTAAGATACCAACACGCATAACGCATCCCGTCCAACAAGTGATCTAACCCATCCTGCGGCTCGTCGAGCCATGCACCATTTTTATTTTTCCACGAATGCCCGTTCAATTCCGCAAAAAGGTTCTTACCACCGGCCACCGGACGAATGTCATACGTTTTTACATTTTGAATCCCCGCCTTAACAGAACCTATCGCCTTCTCCGCCGGTATGACCCAATATCCCGCCGAACGCAACGCGTCGGCGTAGAGCGGTCCAGGCTGTGCCGGATCATAAACTATCGGTATCTTTGTGCTCACTTTTTGCCGTTTGATCTCGGCAAGAAACGCAGGAACATCCATTTTTGACGCGTAGATCATCTGCTCGACGTATAATTGCTTGCGGTCCTTCCCTATCTCGTCAACGAGTGCCACCTTACACAACGCGAGCGGATCATTCCAACCAAGATCGAGGCCATAGGCTTGCGGGCGACACGGCATTTCCGCCGCTTCTTCATAATCCGGATACACAAGACCTTCAAGGCGCTTGCCCCACAACCCTTGAGCATAGATGCGATAATGATTCGGATTTGTGTCCTTATAGGCTTCAAGCCGAGTTGCATAATCAGGATCAATAGCGAGCAGGCGGAGATTGTCTTTATAGGTCGTCTTAAAAATGAAATGACCTTTCGCGGCCGGAATGTGAATCTCCTTATTGAGCCAATGTTCCGCGTCGGTCGGGTTGTATGTAAGCGTGAGTTGCGTAAGCGAGAATCCGCGGAGACGATCCCGCAATACATTTAGATCCGCTATCTCTCTAACCTCCGTCGCTTCTTCAAGCCATCCGCGATCGATACCTTGAATAGACTTCACTTTTTCGACGTCATCAAGCCCGACAAAGATGAATTCCACGTCCGTGACCGTGTTCAAGATCGAGTAAGGGCTGCGGTTGAACTTGAAACAATCATCCAGTTTCCACCCGTATATCACGTTCTTCAGCTCGGCATAGCAGCTTTGACCTAGTGTGTTGTAGTAACGTCGGGCGACAAGCGTCTTTCGGTTCCTTCGCCACGATTGAAAGGAGAGCACGATCTCCTTTTGTGCAACGAACACGCTTTTTCCGGAACCGGCTGAACCGAAATAATGAAGGAACGGCTCCCGGCGTTTGAAGGTTTGAATGTAAACAGGGTTGTATAGCTCGCGGTTTGAAAAATCGAATACCGTCTCTCGCCTTGTTCGTTCTCCGCCGTCCGCCATTTTACAGTTTACCCGTCTTTATCCGTATCGCCGGAATCATCCTGTTCATCTTTAGATACAGCCGCCGGAAAGATAACGCGAGTCGCAACCTCGATCGGGCCGCCGTCCCTGCCGGTCAACTCTGTCTGCTGTCGTTCTATGTAGCCCCTGCTCTTGCCTTTGGTTTTGAGATAAAAGATCGTCGATGACACTTCGCCTTTTTGAATCTGTTTGTGAAGCTGCGATTCGACGAAGTCCAGGGCGACATTTTCAATGTCCTTTACCGCTTGGGCGTACTCTGGATCGTCCTGCATATAGCGGTAATGTGTAGTGCGTTCGATGCCGACCGACTTGCAAGCCGTAGTAACAATGCCGAGCGCTTTTTCCAGCGCTTCGATCATTGCTTTTTTGTGTGTTGCAACGTGCAACTGTTTTTTAGTTGGCGGTTTTGCCTTTGCTCTTGGCATCTTCTATTCGTTTAATCTCTATATCAGGGAAAGCCGTCTGCATTCTTTCTAGGATGACGGCACAGTAATCGGGATTAAGTTCGATGGCGTAGCATTTACGTCCGAGATTCTGAGAAGCGACAATGGTAGTACCACTGCCCGCAAACGGTTCGTAAACGTCGCCTTCGTGATTGCGGATAGGGCGAGCCATACATTCGAGCGGCTTTTGGGTTCCGTGTCCGTGCCCGCTGTCCTCACGGGAGACGATTTCCCATAGGGTTGTTTGCGTCCTGTCCTCGTTTCGCTTGCTGGTTTCACCCTTCCGCACGGCATACCAGCAAGGCTCATGCTTCCAGTGGTAATCGCCTCGACTCAGTGCCATGCGGTCCTTTGCCCAAACAATCTGTGACCGCAACTCAAAGGACGCAATTTCCAGACTTGCCTGCACGATGGACGCTTGGAGTCCATCGTGCCATACGTATGCCACGCTGGATGGCGAAAGCAACCATGCCTCAGTCCAATCGGCATTATCATCGTTGGTGACTTTGCCCATCTTGCCGGTGTTCTTGCTAATGCCGGCTTCGACACGCCATGAAGGGTCATAGTTCACCCCATACGGCGGGTCAGTCACCATTAGGTTAGGCTTTGCTCCGCCTAGAACCTTTTCAACATCTTCTTTCTTTGTGCTGTCGCCGCAAAGCAATCGGTGTTCGCCTATCTGCCAAAGGTCGCCGCGTTTCACCTTCCATTTCTTATTCAATTCGGTGGCCTTGTCTATCTGTGGTTCTGCGTCTGCATCGCCTTCGGTTTCTATCTCTTCAAAGCCCGGGACATCCAACCCCCAATCGGCAAGAGGTAGATCGCTCCATTCATTTGCTATCGCGGCCCAATCGTACTCACCAAAGCCGGAATTGTCTTTGATGACGAATTCTTTCTTCTGATCTTCGGTCAGGTCGGACGCTTTCTTAACCCATTCGTCCGGGATCTCCGTCATCCCGAGGGCTTTGATGGCGTTGAGGCGCATATTGCCGCCGAGAACGGTGTTCGTCTCGTCAACGATCATCGGACGGAGTTCCATCATCTGCGGGAATTCCTGGATGGAAGCTTTGAGTTTCTCGAATTTCTCGTCGCGGATCTGGCGAGGGTTTTCAGGATTCTTTTTGAGAGATGAGACCTTTATCATAGCGCGTTGGGTCCTTATAGCGTTGGCAGGGACGCGAGCCTTGCGGATGCCGCCCGCATCTCGACAAACCGTTCTGCAAGCCGCAGGTCTTGAGCTTCGGTGGTCGTCGGGATGAACGCCACGTGCTTCAAGTGTTCTGCGATGATAATTGCGTCTTTTCGCACGGCCTCGCGTTCCTCCATAAGCATTTCGTTAATATCGCTTAGTTTAGCATTTTTCTCCTTGAAAGAATTGAGTTTATCGGAGGTATCCGAGAGCAGTTCGGCGGTATCTCGTACTTGTTGAGCGAGAAGTCCGCTGGTTTCCGCTTTGGCCTTAGCCTTCTTTGGTGTTTTAGCGTTCTTAGGTTTTGTGGATTGTTTGTTTATCACGGCAATAGATCCCGCATTTCCCCAATGGCCCTTAGTGCCGCTGACACTTTCTCGTTTATCAGATCAACGACCTCGTCCGGGCATTTCGTTGCCCGCAGATTCTTGAAACGATCCTCCAGGTCTTTGAGGGCTTTATACATCTTCGTTACGTTCGGGCGTGAAAGAGCGTGTGAATCTTTGACGGCCGCAAGCTCCTGTTTTAAGTTTGCGATCTCAGCATTACGCTCTGCGACGATAGAATGAAGCTCCTCACTCGCGAGACGTTTAAGCTCCGCGGATTCGTGGATCGCCTTATCAGCGTCCTCTTTTTTTCGCCCGAATCGAACATCAAAACGCTCAGACACAAATTTCGCAAGCGACAAAAGCAGCGTGATCAGGCCGCTCGAACCGGCAAGGGCAAGCAGTATCTGTGTCCAGGTAAGTTCATCCATTTATTTCGGGGAGCCGTCCTTAAAACGAGATATATCTCAAACAGCGTGATGCTCAAATTTTCGTTCGCGAAGCATCTTGACCGCAATGATGACCGCGATCAATGCACATATCATGAACGTCGGCGATGCTGCCGAACTAACCTTCACCATCGCGGCCAACAGCGATAGCGTTGACCAGACAAGAGCATAAGCACACATGACCGCCGCTCTTACCCGAAGATCCCGAAACAGGAATGATGCAAGGTGGGCAAGCGTTACCGCGATAAATATCGGTGTCCATGCATCGTGTGCGAGCGGGCCGTCCATTGCCCCGATATTCACACCGAACGTAATGAACCAGACTGACCGAATGGCCGCGAGTGAGAAAAGAAAGCCTTCCGAGAGTGTTACGTGGTGGCTTATAATGAAGTGATCGCGAATGAGTGCCATTGCATCGATCAAAGCGTCCACAAGCCGTGTGATGTTCCTGGACATACAAGTTTCCTCTTAGTTTATGCACACCGAGAACGGCAGACATTTCTTCCGCGTGTTCTTTAGTGCAAGATCGAGCACGGCAGAGAGCCGCACGACCATCTGCTGTTGTGCGGTCAGTTCGCCCGTCGTCTTGGCTAGTTCCGTTTGCAGGCGGTATATCTCCTTCTTGAGATCCTCGGCGGCCTGCTTGATCTGTGCGTTCGCCTGCGTAAGCGCCTTATTCTCATCGTCTGTCTGCAAAAAGCGGATAAGATCGGTACGGGTTACGCACACCGCGTCTTTCGGCAGACTAACGCCGGTGCAAGGGCTATCCTGAGCGGCCGCCGGAGAAGGCGTTGGTTGCGGTTGCGGAGTTTGCGAGAATCCCCACAAGGCGGTGAACAGAAGTATGGTTGCGACGTAAACGCATCGGCGGATCATGGTCAAAAAATGCAGTTTTGTGTACATATCAAGTTTCATTGCGACTTCTCCTGTTCCGTTAGTGCCTTTCGCCTCTCGAACTCCTTCAAAAGCTCGTCCGTCGTCCAAGAATCATACGTCTTTCTCGCATCTTCCGTGTTCTGTTCAGCCTGCTTAATGGTCGTGTCTGCGTTCTCAACGGCAGTATCGGATTCGGCGAGTATCTCCTTGAGTTTTGCATCATTCCGGTCCTTGACCGCCTGCTCGCCCTTTTGGATCTGCACCTCATCGAGCTTTGCGGGCGGATTGATCCAACGATAGATACGCATCGAGAGAGAGAAGATGACGATCAGCAGGATAAAGCCCGCAATAATGCCGACCGCCCACTTCCAATGAGCATAAAGCCAGCCTAGAATGTTCGCTACTATCAGCATTTTGCCACCTTTTCCTCTAACTTTTCGACCAGCTTTTTCGCAAATGTTAGAGACTTTTCGTAAGAGCGATACCGCACCTTTCCGCATTTCACGCACTTATCGAGGTTCGCGTGTCCGCACCTTACCCAAACGTGTTTGCACCCCATTGAACAACTCACCCCTTGCCGACGAGCACGACGGCGAGAACCATATCACCTCACGCTTCTTATTCGCGTGGCTTGCGTTGCCTTTATCAGCGAACTTCGAATAGCCGCCGTTGGCTGACCACGAGAAGGCTTCCCAGCCGTATTCTTTTTCAAGGATCGCGTGTTCAACATCATAGCCTGCAAGAGCAATGCGGATATTCTCGTTATCCGTTTCCTCGATGCACCAATCGCGAACGGCGTGAGCGACGCTGAAATCTTCGACCGTATAGACGCTTGAGCGTCCTGCTTCTGCCGAATATGGCGGATCGAGAAATACGGCACAGGTTCCCTTG